TTAGCAATTTCATCTTCCCAATCTTCAATATCTGTAGCTTTTTCAATTGCATTGGTATTGATGAGAACGTGCCATGGGTCAAGAGAAAGAGTGACCTTACGTTCAGCAAGAGCAATCTTATCACCATCTTGGTAAGCAAGACGGTTTACAGCATCACCAGTGTCACGGATATAGAAATCATAATCCTGACCATTGTTCTTTCCAACTAACTGGTTAGCGAAATACTTTTTAGAACCAACGGTCAAATAACCAGCAGCTTCAGCAGCACGGATAGCAACCATTGTGACGAGTTTGTTTGTAGCAAATGTGTTATTACTAGAAATAGCCATAATATATTTTCCCTCGGTCAATAAAGACCTATTATAATGAATTTGTTATTTGTGATATTTGTTCTTTTGTTTCAACTTGTGTAAGATAGCATTTGGGTCAAACACAGTTTTTGAATCTTTGTGTGCTTCAGATTTTGTAACTGAACCAATTACGGGTAAAGCAGGCTTTGTGTCTTCGTTCTTTTCTGGAACTGCTCTATTTCTATTGGCTAGTTGTGCTTTAGCATACAAAACTTTTTCTTCCAACTTTTCCATTTCTCTAAATTTACCCATAGATGTGTGTTTGGATAAAACTTGTTTTAGATAAGATGGTTCACTAACAAGAATACGAATAAGAAGAGGTGAGATATCACTATCATCTAGGAAAGATAAAACTGCACCATCTTTATCATAAGCATCCAATGTTTTCAATAGTTTTGGACCTTCGGTCTTTACAATGCTATTGAATCTTTCTTGTTCAACTTCATCTGGAAAACAACTAGAAATCTTCTCATTATTGCGTCTATCATATTCTTCAGCTTGTGCTTCACGAATCTGGTCTTCAATAAATTTTGAATGTCTTTCTTTATCTTTCATATCAACTTGATAATCAAGATAATCTTGTGTATTTCCACCAAAGTTATCAAGAGTTAGACCTTTGAATTTGGTAAGTTCTTCTTTCAAAGAACGATTTTCTTCCATCAACTTTTTGATACGAGCTTGCTTCTTTTGGAAAGCATAGTCAATCTTTTCTTGTCTAGTATATGTTGGTTTCTTCTCAATCTTGGTTTCAACATCTACTGGCTTTGTAGAAGTTTCATCTTTGACTGTATCTGGATTTTGAGTTTGTGTGTCAGAATCAACTATACCAGTTGTAGTTGGTTCTTCTTTTACTACTTCCTTGGGTGTTTCAACATTAGCCGATGTATCAACTTCCTTTGGTTTTGTATCGGATTTGTTCTCTACATTTGCATATTTCTTGTAGAGTTCATTGACTTGTTCTGAATTCATATAAACGATTCCTATTGACCAGGGTATTTGAAATGTTTTGAACAATAGCCCTGTTCCATTGTTCTCATATAAAATTAGTAGTGGAGCCGAAGAGAATCGAACTCTTCCATCAACTTTGCAAAAGTCAATCGCCGCCTTGGAACATGCGGTCCCATATAAGAAGATAGTATATTTCAACTATCTTCTATAATAAATTAGCGTAGTATTTCGTATTCCATAATCATGTCTATGTTGTATTCACTTGGTAATGAAGAAGATTCTTCAACTTTTACCGCACTACCATCTATAAACATAGTTGGGTAAGTAACTGGGAATGCATTCCATGTATAGTAACCACCAACTGGTAACCAAGTGCCACTTACATGAGCAACCAATCCCCAAGTATAATCAACAACGTGAACACCCTTCAAAATGATTTCTGTAAAAGAAGTAGGAATAGTTCTTGTATTTACCATAGTTCTTACTTTCATCTTTACATTGATATTTGTAGTACCAATAGTGAAGAATGATACGTTTTCAAATGGAACAGTAGAATTATATATCAAACCACAATTCCAGCTAGTTGGAACAACGAATGCGTGATATGCTTGGCTAGTCTGAGCAAAAGAATTTTCTGAACCAGAGAAATAGTGACGTGGTTTAGCCAAATATGTACCCTGAATAACTGCTAAGTCTGGAATAAAAGCACCAGTATTGTACTTATATGAATAGTTGTGATGTGTTTCATCTGGGTCAAAGTTTGAACGGTCAATAACAATTGCCATACCTTGAGCAGCATTAGAATTGTTGTATTCAATTCTACCAGAAACTACAGCTTGTGTCAATGGAGCACCATACATGTAATATGTGGAACCCAAAGTATTGTTTATCAAAGTAACTACAAAGTTTGTATCATTTGCAGTCTGCATAATAGCACCACTTACAGTACATCTCTGTATGTTTAGAACACCATGAACAGTGATAGCATTATAGAATATAGAATTAGAACCAACTACGTGAACACTTGCATTTACACTACCCATGATAACTGAATCATGAGCAGCAAATTCACCAGCATAAAATTCACCATTACTAAATGTAACTTCTGAATTGTTCTTGATTATAGTATTTGGTCTTGCTGTCAACTGTGTTGTTGTGATAGAAATATTACAGTTATCAATAACAAGTGCTTGTAAAGAAGCCGTCATCTGAACTGGGCCACCACAACTTTCCAAACCAATAGTAGATTGTGTGATAATAAAACCATTTGTGAATGTTGCATTCTTGAATGTGACGCCACCAACCCAATTTATAATATTATTACAGTTAGCATAAAGTTTTCTACCCTTGAAATCAATAGTTTGGTCTGATTTTTGTGTTCTAATATGTAACCATTTCCAAGTGGTTGGCCAGTCATCAATATCGGCTACTACATCATTTGTAATAGTAATAGTATCATAGTCAGTAGTGGTTGTAAACATACTTTCTGTAATTTTACCATTTCTGAAATAGATATAGTCACCAAGCTTGTTTACTGAATGAATTTCACAATTATCAAACTGTAAATTACTTGTTTCATGGATAAGTTCAACGATTATATTAGAGAAATCACGATGATTAGTATTGATAGCACTATCTACAATCAACTTATAAGATGGTTCAAATATACAGTTATCTGAATTTACACCCCATGAAGTTCTAATGGTTGGACCTCTAATAGTAAATACGGCCTTATAACCAGAATCAGTATAAACATCCAAATAACCATTTTCATCATACATTGTGATGATATTTGGATAGTTTGTATTACCGAACACTCTAGTTTCTTCGGCAAAGGTTGCTTTATAAAGGCTCAAACCATTCATCTTATACCAGGTCAAACCGTCAATAGAAGGAAAGAATAGACCTAAATCATGAATAGAAGCATACTGGTTAGCAACGTTGATTTGAATAGACATCAAGTCAGTGGCTTCAGTTTTAGAATCAGCACCAAATACACCAAAGTGACGAACATCTAAAATACTTTCAAAGTTATTGACTAAAATCCATCTACCATTGGAGATATTGGTAACTTTTATACAATCACCACCATTATCACTATTTGTATTGTTAGCCACCCATTCATACAAAACTTGTGGTTTATCTCCAATGGTATTATAACCAGCTAGAAGAATAATCTTCTTACCGTCTCTTGTAGCAATAGTGCTAGGATTTGTTTGACGAAGTTCAGCTATATTGTTTACAACTTGGTAAGAAGTAGCATCAATTTCTACACCAAATGTATCATACAAATCATCACAAGAATAAACATCCAACCAATTATCTTGGTCTTCTGTCATATCCCCATTACCAACATACTTATCAAAACGAATAGTATAGTTAGTATTATCTTTTAGAAAAACTTGCTGAACTGGTTGACCAATAGTATTAGTAAACATTGGATTAGGAAGTGGAACATTTCCATTTACATTATAAATGTTTTCTAATACTGTGGTATGAAATTTACAGAATCTAATACGACCAACAAGTGGTTTTCCATCATCATCTAACCAGGAATTTCTGTTATCAAACATTCTCATGAGAAAAATACCTCTTTATTTCTTCTTCAATTTCCATGAACGATTATATTCACCACCAATAGAAGGTGCTGTAACCAAATCACCTACTTCTCTAGCCGTTTTAGGATAATAGTACTGATTTCCATTTATTTTTATTACTGCAATTCCCAATGATGGGATGTATTCAACTTCATTTATGAATGAAGAAGAACCACCCACATCTAATCTTGGAAATTCATCATCCCAGTATTGTGGTAATGCTTGTTCAGCAATTTCACCTTTTTCAGCAGCTAACATTCTTTGTGTAGGAGACATGGAAGGTTCTTCAAATTTATGGAGAGCCTTTTCATGTTCATCTAAAGTTTGTCTATAAGCAGCTGCTTTGTTGTCTTCATTCAACCCTTGGTTGTTTGTAGCATTTCCTAATATAAAACGCATAAAACCTCCTATACTATATTAGCAGCATCTTCGGCAAGGTCAAGTTTCTTTTCTTCTATTTCTACTGCTTCTTTAGCTAATTCAGATTGTTTGTCAGCAATATCAAGTTGAATATCTACACCTTGTTTATTAGCTTCTAATTCAAGTTTAGCTTCTTGAATAGCCATATTATCTTGGTGTTTAGTCAAATCAATCATGTTTCTTTCTTTACTATTCTGTAATTGTAAAGCCATAGATTGAGCTTCAAGTTTCAACTGTTTATTTTCATTATCAAGCATTTCTAATTGCTGCATTGTAGCATCAAGTGTTTGTTTCATTTGTTCAAGCTGCTGGATAGCAACTGGGTCACTTGGTTGTTCACTAACTAACTTTATATTTTGACCAAGGTTAGCAATAATATCAGCTTTTACACCTTCAACGAAATCACTATCAACAGTATTACACATGTGTACAGCAACAATAGATTGCATTTCTGGTGGCATTAGTTGAGCAATAGCATTGAGTTCTTGTCTATGCTTTAGATTATTAGTAATAATATCTGGACCATTCTCTAATTCAAATGGAATATCATTACCAGTCATCATTTCCAAAATTACTCTACCAATAGTTCTATTTGCTTTATAAGCATTATCATAGAATACTGCAACATTAGATTCTTTATTATTATTTTGAATAAGAATTTCTGTAGCTGTTTTATCTGTATCACCAAGAATACCAGCTAATGGAATACCAATAACATCAGCAATCAAATTACGAGTATTCTCAATTACTTGTGTCAAATCACCAGTTTGGAATTGTTCTGTAATGACTTGTGGTGTATCAGCACCCTGATTATACATGATAATAGAACCATCTTCATCTTCTTTCTTTTCATAATATGGGTCAAGATTCTTACCGGCTTCTGTAGACATGATAATATTAGCTTTGATAGTTCTATTTGCTCTTTCCATCAAAGTAGAATAAGCAATATTCAAACCAAGCTGTAATGACCAAGTTTTATCTACAATACCAGCATATTTTACATCACTACCATTATATTTTTCATAACCACCAAATCTAATGATTGGAATTATTTTGATAGGTAATTCAAACTGTTCTACAACATAATTACCACAAATCTTGTAGTAATCTACTGTACCATTTTCATTCTTTTTATAGTAAGAAACAATTTGTAAACAATCTTCAAGATTAGGCCATTGTTCAATGCCATTGAAATTCATTTTTGGTTGATTATCTGGATACTTATATGGAACTACATCATTACCATACATTCTTTTTGCTTTAGATAATGAAATATAGTTTACAATAGCACCTTCTTCTGCATCGGAACAATCAACTTTTTCAATCATTGGGTCTAATGCTACACTACCTTGTCTTTGAACGAACTCACAAGTGATTTTAGGTTCACCCGTAGTTTCATCAGCAACTGTAGTAACAACAATATAACCAGCACCAGAAACAACAGCTCTAGTCAAAGCTTTCTTCAATTCAAACTTTATATCATTATCAGCTTCTAATTGGTTTATAGATTCTTGTATATCTTCAACACCAAGACGATTTGATAACTCAATATGCCATGGTGATTGAGTATATGGTGAAACTATAGCATTAGCTAAAACTGACCAATCGGAAAAGTGTAGACAATATTTCTTTTTAGCTGTTCTAAAATATTGCTTTTTTACTTCATCTGTCCAAAAAAGACCATTGAATGCTTCAAGGTCAGATACTTGTTTGTTGACTTCATTACTGTATCTATTGGAAGATTTCTGTAAAAATTGTCTACAACTTTCTATAATTTCTTCAGGTGTTTCCAACATTCTATTATCCTCTATATAAAATTAGCCATAGTATTTTTGTGACAATATATGTATAATCTACATTATATAATAATAAAATAAATTTTCTATATTATATAATAATGATGATTATACAAATAATGTCACAAAATTTACTATTGGTGTTTTTCTCTATCTTGTAGTTCTTTTAGTTTTCCGTCATTCCAGCGAGAAACATCACCAACCAAATATCCGAGTTATTCTTCTAATTCGTTCAAATTTGATACCCTCACCAAATTTCTTTTTATCATATTGTTCTTGTTCTTGTTTATCTTTCTCCCCAGACATCATCACTCACATCAAATAAAATTGAACCAAGCAACAGAAATAGGACTATTCCTATAACTGTTACTAAAAATAAAAGAAATTGCATTATTTATCCTTCAACTCTCTTATTGCTTCAACCAAGGTATCTAGTTTTTGAGAAACAACAGCCAAGTTTACATTTAGCTCATTGCATTGTTGTCTCAAATCATCAAGAATAGTATCTCTGTGCTGGTTTTCAAGCTTGAGGTTGTTTATTTCCCAAGTATTCTTTTGAACCATATCATGAAGATTTTGACTGTCAGCATCTCTCTGTATTTTAGTTTCTTCTCTATCTTTCTTTATATCAGAAGTTTTACGATAAATCCAGAATAGACCTAAGATTACTACAACAAGAGGTAATGCACTTGGTGATAATGAACTAACGATTGTAGTAATTATACTTTCCATATATTACCTCTTGTTTTCTTCTTTGATTGTTTCTTTTTCTTCAATTACTTCTTCAGTTTTCTTTTCGTCTTCAACTGGTTTTTCGTCAATATCTTTTTTGTCTTCTTCAACTATTGTAGATAAAAGACCTTTAGAATCAGATTCAGATAAGTTCTTTACAAGACGAATAGAATAAGCGACATTTTTGTCATTAGGAAAAGAAACAACTGTAGCCGTATTTTTATCAGATTCAAGTGTTATGAACTGCTGTGCAGTTGAATCGTTTTGTGAAACATTAGGTGTCCATAAACGTATATATGTAGTTCTGTCTGTAAAAGCACCATTAGAACGAATCATACCAGTTGCTAAACCATTGAAACGATATGAATTTATACCATTCATTGTACCTGGTGTTTTCAAATGATTACCTGCTGTATTGGCCCCACCAACAGAAACTTGTAATACACCGAAATCTGAAGTTTCAGGAACTTTCCAACCTTCTGGTAACAATTCTGGGTGGTCAGCTAGATATTTAGCAGCATAACCATTGTATAACAAACCTTCAGACTGTTCAGGGTCATTATTGAAATACCAAGCATGAACATCAGACTGTAAAGTATCACCACCAACATTTAGTCCTTCAAAGATATAGTCAAGGTTTTCAGTCATCCATAACTGATTTCCAATCTTAGTAGTTTTATATTTTCTTCCACCAATTTCAACTGGTTCTGTATCTTTTACAAGACGAATAGACAAACCATTCTTTGCTGTAATTTTACCAAATGCAACATCTTTTGAATCATTTATGTTCAAACGATAAGCATCATTACCGACAATAGTATCAGTATAGAACAAAGCATAACCACCAAGGTTTCCGAATGCGGGTACTGTGCTTCTATTACCAGCTGGAATAGCATTGAAACGATAGTTGTTTGTTGCAGGTGAAGATTCAGAAACCCAACCAGTCAAATTTCTAAGTTTTACACCACCGCCAGTTGTACCACCAATATTACTAATAAGTTCTTGAACTTCACCATAACATGGAACGTGCCATCCAGGAATCAAGTTGTTATCGTTGATATACTTAGCAGCATAAGCATTATAAAGAGCACCAGCATGTTCTTTTGGTTCTTCATCAGCATAGTTATAATACCATACTGCTGGTGTATCTGGAATAGTTGTAACATTATATGCCATACCAGGGGCAATCCAATCAAGGTTTTCAATAGTCCAAATTTGACTACCAATTTTTGCTGTATGATAGATTTTATTATCAACAATAACTGGGTCAGTATCTTTGATTAGACGAACAGATGCACAGTAATTCCAGTTCAAAGTTGTAGTATATGCACCTGGATTAGCATCCACAGGCATTCTACCAGCAGCTGATGAACCAGGTAGTAACACACAAGACCATAATGTTGTATCTGTTCCTTTATAATTATAAGTATTACCAACTTTTAGGCCAGCTGCTTTCAAATCAAATCCAGTAGAATTATCACTATTACCAGAATTCCACGAAGTTGTAGATTTCAAATGAGTACCAGCAACAGACTGACCACCAGCAGTTGAAATAAGTATATTGAGTTCATCTAATGTTGGAACGTGCCAACCAACATTATTTTCAAGCAAGTAGTCATTCAAGTCACCCATATCTTGACCACGATATAACAAACCATAAGACTGTGCTGGGTCATTATTGTAATATGAAGCATTGGCAAATGGCAAATTCAAGTTTTCAGCAAGCCAAATTTGGTCACCGATTGTAACGAACTTGTACAACTTGTCACCAATCATTACCATGTTAGATTCGCCTTTTGTCTTGACAATCTTTACAAGTTTATCATCAACATATACTTTACCATTTGGGTCTTCTCTAAAGAAAACCTTTTCTGGGTCATAAACACCTAAACCAGAAAAGTGAGGTTTCTGTATTCTTGATGTATAAACTCTACCATATTCTAAATTTCTTGACATTATAAACCTCTATAATTTGTTATTTCCATCCGCTTGGAATTTGTGCAAGTTCTGCTGAACCAGTTTGACTATAGACACCACAGTTAGTAAAACAGTTTTTATAGTTAGATGCTGTAGTAATATGAGCTGACAAAATGTTATACATGTCTAAAATACCACTATTAGCATATCTACAATTTTGAAACATACCACCAACAGCAGCTATGTTAGGTAATAGTCCAAGGTCTGGAATTGCTTGCAAGTTACCACACTGGTAAAACATACCTAAAGCATACAACAGATTATCCATTTTCAAATTTGGAAAATATAGAAGATTGGAACAGTTATTACACATATAGTTAGCATTTGTAACATGAGATAAATCCATTTTACCAATACTTCTCAAAGCATTACAATCTCTAAATAAACCAGTAGCATCAATCATATCTGATGTGTTAGCACCTATAAGTTCACAACGAACCGAACTCATATTAGTTATAGATAATAGTCCCCTAAATAACTCTCTATATGGTGTAGAACCTGAGATTATAGATGTTGCATCCCAAAGACCTTTAGAAGCATTAGCTACAGTCCAAGTAAGATTAGCAGAAGCAAGTGTAGTTGAAGGGTTGAATGAAGTATCGGTAAATTTGAATCTGAATGTTTTGACTGGTAATTTCAAAGCTTGATATACCAAGTCAGAACCTACATAGGCTTCTGCAATTTTATCAGAACCTACATAGATTTCTCCAATAGAAAATGTACCAACATAAGCAGACATATTACTCCTTCACAAGATAAAGAACATTAGCAAGTGGTATTGATGGTAAAGCAGAAACTACTTGTACATCTGTAATACCAGTTAGTTTTGCTTGATAACCAGTAAGAGCATTGTTTACGGTTGTTGAAATATCTGAACTCCAATCTTTACCAGAAACCACATGATTAGAAATATTGATATTAGAACCAGCTGTATAAGGTGTAATATCACCATTACATGAAATCTGATGATTATTTACAGAAATACCAGTACCACCAGTATATGGTGTAACATCATCATTAGCATGATTGTTCACATAAGTATTGAATGTAGAAGTATCAAGCTTTCCCGAAACTGCGTTAGAAATATCAGAAGTCCAATCTTTAGATGAAATCTGATAATTTGTTGGATAATTTTCATATTCAGTTTCTACTAATGTGATATTGTTACCTTGGGTCAATGTAACAAGTGTAGACTTATCAAAAGAAATAACATCATTTACATTGTCAACATTTATAGGTGCAACACCAGCATATCTAGTAGGGTCAACCTCTAGAAAATCATTTTCTGAATGTAGTAAATTGTTATTTGAAGCCATTATTTACCTCTATAAAAATTAGATGTTTATAGCATAGTTATAGTCATATTCAATGTATAATGAAGCACAATATGTATCAGAGTTGTATTCTCTAAATATAGCTGTAAATTTATATAAAGGGGTATCATCACCAGAACCAGCACCAACTAATTCTATCTTTATTGGCTTATCAGTATCGCTTGATTCATATATCTTTTTTCTTGTAGCCACATAGTCAACATATACACCATCAATATAAACTTCAAACCCACGATAATGTTCATTTGAAAGTTCTAATTCATACTTTTGTGTAGAAGTATTATATAATGTTGTGAATGTATATGCGTCAACAATTCCTGAAACATAAGCTTGAGAAAAAATTGTATATCTAGTACCATCTTTATTACAAGAAATAGATTTAGGCATTCTATATCTAGCAAAAATTGTATTATCCAAAGAAATTTTGTGATTGTTTATTGATATAAAATTACCAGCTGTATAAGGGGTTACATCACCATTACAAGAGATTTGGTGATTGACTATCAATATGCCATTTCCAGCTGTATATGGTGTAACATCACCAGTACAAGAGATTTGGTGATTAGAAATAGTAATATTAGAACCAGCTGTATATGGTGTAACGTCCCAGTTATTGAGTGTTGGTGCACTGTTGATTGTAGAAGTCCAGTCTTTACCAGCAATAGTATGATTAGTAATATAAATGTTGTTACCAGCAGTATATGGGGTAACATCCCAACTATATGTTGTTGGTGCGTTTTGAATATTACTAGTCCAGTCTTTACCATTGATTGTATGATTAGCAATAGCAATATTACTACCAGCCACATAAGGTGTAACATCCCATCCGTTTGTGGTTGCAGCATTATTGATTGTAGAAGTCCAATCTTTACCAGAAACTACATGGTTAGTAATATTGATGTTTGAACCAGCTGTATATGGGGTATTATCATCGTCCAAGTGTTCTGCTACATAAGCATTATAAACTGTGTTGTCAACTTTCTGGTTTAGTTCTGGTGTCCAATCACGACCATTGATTGTATGACCAACAATAGTAATATTATCACCAGCTTGATATGCAGCTATATCAGAAAGGTCAGAAACTTCACAAGTAATTTCACCATTAGGATTTTGCTGTATTCTAGAAATATAGTTACCAACGTTTCCACCATAAGCTGCTGGTGTTTGAACAGTCTTATACAATGTTTCAATATTATTGTCTACATAAAGTTTCAGTTTATTTTGTTCTCTTGTTAGTCTAAGAGGTTCTTGTACAACAAGTTCACTTCTACCAACAACATTGATAGTATTATCATCTGTGATTTCTATATTGTCACCAGCAGTCAATTTGTCTTGCTTATCTGCCAAATCATCTTTAGTAGCAATCAAGTCAGTATCAATAGAAACTACAAAAGTATTTCCAACTCTTTCAACTGTCACACCATAACCAGGTGCAACTTGTGTATTTCCACCAGCAGAAGAAGTCTTGTCAATAGAAATATATTTTTTAGTGAAAAGAAGTAAGTCATTTTCATCATGAACAGAAATATCATATTCAATACCATCATCAGCTATAATGGTAGCATTACCCAAATCATCAGTTATGACTGGGTTAGTATTGAGATGACCTTCAAAGTCATTATATGTAATTGCTAAGTTTGTTGTATCAGCATTATAAACATAAATTTTAGCACCAACGATTGGTGTACCATTTACATTGTTTATTTGAATAAATGGGTCTAAAAGATAACCTAACATATATTATTCCTCTGGTTCAACACCATATTTGTTTTTATACCATTCCACCCAAGCATCATATTTTAGACCTTCATTTGGTTTTGGTCTAAAAGAAGGGGAGAAAGACCAATCTCTATCATAATTAGTTATGTACCACTCTTTCAATCTTTCTTTATCTTCTTCCGTTGGTGAAGAAAATTTAGCATCACCAGTAGCTTTTATGATTGGTGTAGAACCATATTTTTTACTTACATCTAATGCTTTCAAAGCAGAAGCACCAGCTTTTTCAAGTTTATTCAATGGTCTTTCAGTCAAAATTTTACTTTCATAGGCTCTTTCACCAATTTTTGGAGCAATAGAATAACCTCTATCAGCCATTTTAGTGATAGCATTGGCAATCTTTGGATTTTCGTAAATATCAATAAGTTTGGAAGCTCTATCAAGTTCATCAATTATACCAGATTTATCTACTGTGAAAATATCTTTACTATATTGTTTCATAGCATTTTTGAAATCACCTTCTGGTAAATCATCAATAATCTTGAAAACTTCACTATCTTTCATTTTTACAAGTTGTGATGGAGTTGGGAAGTTTTCAACTGAGTTTTTCATAACTTTCATAGCGGATTCATTAGATAATGCTTTAGCAACTTTACCCTCACCAAATGTACCCATCATTCTACCAAGTTGACGCCAGTTAGTAAGACCTTCAATAGCAGCATTAGTAACTACATCATTCTTTCTTTCATCCAATATATCCATCCAATCTTTTTCATAGGTAGCCCATGGAGTTTTATGTGCTACATCTCTAATACCACGAATAAGTGGACCAGCACCAATAGAAACCCCATAAGCATACGGATTAGATTTTTTCATTATACCAGTACCAACATCAGCGGCTAAACCAACTGTACCAAGAGCTAAATCACCCATAGAACCCCAACGAGTATTTGGGGCTTTACCAAATGCTGGTGCTTGTTCACCAAACAAAGCTTCTTCTGGGTTTTCAATATAACGTCTTTTTTCATAATCAGAAATGAGAGGGTTCATTGACTTTTCCATTTCATTTTCTCTTCTTTTACGAGCAACCATATATTGGTTAGCACGGAAATCATCGTCAACAAACTGTTTCATTTTAGAAATAGTTTCGTCAAACTGTTCTCTTGGAACATCTTGATATTCTTGTTGATAGACATCATCTAAAACTGCTTTTGGTTTATCAAAAACATTTTCTCTATCACTAGAACCAAAAGTTTCACGAAGTCTAGTAGGAAGGTCTTTTGTAGTTTTATATAACTTATACCATCCAGTAGTGTTTTCACTAAAGTCTTTATTATATTTTTTAGCCCAAGAACCTAAATCCATAGTTTCTAAATCTTCAACTGCACTATTGAAAATTTCTGGGGATATGTTGTAAGTATTATCGTCCAAGAACTTTTTTGCTTCTTCTTTTGTCATTACTTTTTACTCCCATAAACTTTGTTATAAGCGTCTTGTTCTTCTTTGAATAGTTTATAACCTTTAGAAAGTTTTTCTTTAGCTTTATCAGCCAATTTCTTTTCTTCTTCTGTAGCTTCAAGTTTCTTTGTATTTTGACTACCAGTGAAACTTGCTGTTGAAGTTTTTATAGCTTTCTTATTAGCTTCTTCAAGTGTTTCAATAGAATCAACTAAACTAGATAAATGTTTAGCTTGTTCATCTGTAATCTGTTTATCTTGTAGTAAACGAAGAATTTGTTGTTTTACTTCTTCTTTTTTAGTTGCTGTAGGAACAGATTTTGTTTTTCCCTTTTCATCTACATAGGTTTCTTTTTGTTCAATAGTAGGAATTACATTAGCTTCTACCCACAAAGCATTTTCAGCTTGATTAGCCGCTTTTTCTTCGGCTTCTTTCTTTTCCAAAGCTTCAGAAGCAGCCATCATTCTAGCATCTCTTTCATCAATAGCTTTTTGTTCAGCTTCTTTTGCTTTAGCTTGCTTGCGTGCTTCTAGGATATTATCAAAATCTTCACCAATTATAATACCACGATTTTCATACCAATCATTTTTCAATCTTTTAGCAGTATTAGCTAAAAATTCAGCTTGTGCTAAATCACCAGCATCTTGTGCAGCTAAAGAATCTTTGTATAATCTTTCATATTTTTCTTCAGCAGAAGCTTTTTCAAGACTATCATGCCAATTCTGTGTTCTATTAGATTTTTCGGCTTCTCTCTTTCTAGCTTCTGCCATTTCTTTATTAGTATTATACTGTATAATTGGATTAGAAGAACCAGTTTTAGCATAATCACGAACTGCGGCCATAAAAACTGGGTCAGCTTGCTGTTGTACAGAAGCTTGATTCATGATTTCTTCATATCTTCGTTTTTCTAATGCTTTTTGTTTCCAATCATCAATACCACTATCTACAGCTTTACCAACACCAGATAACATATTTCTGATGCTTTCAGTTGCTAGTTTATTTCTATTAGCTTCATTTTGAATACGATTCTGCATAGAAGCATTCATGGTATTGAATATACCACTATCAAGCATACTTCTTGTTGGATTATAAATTCTAGCCATTTTCTAAATACCTCTATATAAAATTATATGATTAGAATGCACCTAAAGTTGCGTTTATATTTGTAGAAGTTTTATCACTCATCAAACCTAACAAATCACTCATATAATCGGATTGTTGTGTTTGTTCATTTTGAATAGCACCCCCCAAAAGTTTAGATTTATCTAATTGACCTTGTGAAATAGTATCTAACTTATTCTGCATATTTTTGATATAATCATTATATTCTGTATATGCTTGTGAACGGTCAGCATTATACTGTGCTTGTGCATCTTTATACAAATCTTCAGCAGCTTTTACTCTACTATAACCAAGACTAGCTAAAGCACCAGTACCTTTAGCAGCACCTTGTCCAGCTAAATCACTTTGTGTTTGTAAACCAGCTAATTGAGCAATCTTTTCAGCTTCTGGATTCAAGAAATCATCTACAGTTTTATTGTAGCTAAATTTATCAAAATCATAACCTTGTGGATTATAATTAGAAATCAAATCCTTATATTGGTTTACCATTGAATCATCGGCAACAGAAATTCTATTGTCGTTATATTGATTCAATAGATTCATCATTTGGTCATAAGTAACATTAGCATTAGCCAACTGTGAATTTACAGCTCTTCGTTTAGCTTCTTGAAGTCTTTTTTCATCTTCTCTAGCTTGCTGATTCATCCAAGATGTAACGAGTGTATCAAAAACACCAGCAGCGGCTTGTCCAGCACCATAACTCATATTATATTCTCCTTTATTTTATAATTGCTATATACACATTATTAGCTAGTTTATACCAGTCATAATGTGAAACTTTACATTTTTTATCTAACAATGTAGTATCATTAGTTCCAAAGCCATATACAAGTTGACCACTATATACAAATTGGCATTCTTTGTAAATATCTTTTCCCCAACTTCCCTTTATAGCTTCGGCTACATCTTCTATATTAGAATTTATTGATAAAATTTCCATATAACCTCACTAATAAGCTATTGGGTCAAAACCAATCTTCAAAGCATATAAAGCAAATGGAATATTATCACTACAACTCAATTCAAGTGTAAATTCTCTAGCCATACCAAAATTATAGAATACACAATCATAGTTATAGTTTCCAGCATAACCTAAATCTACAGTTTCACTATCACTCCATGTAGAACCATCTGAAGAAAATCTCATCATCATTTGAGCTGGTTCATTAGTGAAATGTTCATATTGACCATTGTTAGTAAGAACTTCAATACTATCAATATAAAATGGTGAATAGTCAGATACTATAATACCACCTCTACGCAAACGAAGAATAGGGTTATTATCGTGTTCATTCCATTTATTTTCAACTTGTTTAGCAATACCATTTTCATAAGATTGTAGAATTTCACCACTAGCATTCATAGTAGCAAAATTATATCTCCAAACAACCTTTTCATTCTTGTTATTCAAAGAACATCTATTAGACCAAGTTTGTTCTGTCAAATCATAACAATAAGTGATATTAGCTGTTGGGAAAGAAATACAATAGAATATATGTTGATTATCTTGCCAAATTTGTGCTGTAGCATCTTTCACCGTTTTGAATTTTGAGATTTCCCTCTCTATTTCTGGTGTAGATACTCTTGTAGCTTGTGTTCCACCCTGCAAAACATATATTCCATTGTTTCCAATATCAGAAGCACCCAACCATACAACCGTAGAACCTAATTGGCATAAACTATCCACGGCTTTCAAACCAATAGGATAGGCAGCGGTATCAGGTGAATTGAATGGTGTATTCAAATCATTTGTATATTGGAACATTTGATATGAACGGTCACCAAATGTGTATAATCGTGAACCATTAGCAATTAGAGCTGTAGTATTATCTGGTGCCCAATATGCTTGTTCACTTTGACCACCTTGTAGCCATGTACCATTGTTTACTTGCCAAATATTCTTGTCTAATGTTGGTCTTTCTTCTGTAATTTCAAAAGGGAATTGATATGAAATATAAAAGTTATCACTATTTTTATCATTTATTACTAGATATCCATACAAATAAGCAATATGTGTTGGTTTTATAGTTAGACCTCTTTCATAATCTGTATATGGTAATTGTATTACAGAAAAATCTTCTCTTTGGTTAGCTGGACGTATTTGTGTATCAACAGCATAACAGTTTTGACCATCTACTAATACTAAATGAGAATGTGATTCAGCTAAACCATTAGCGGCACTTCTATTACCAGTTTCAGCAAAATGTACTGGACTTGTACCATAAGCTATGGTTCCAATTCTATATGCTGTATTACTACCATCTGTAAGCAAATATAATGTATTACCAAATACAGTATATGTAATAGGTTTATTATTATAACCCTGAGAAACTGTAAATATACCACGGCAAATGCCGTTTATTGAAACGACATTTTCATATCCCTTTATAGGACGTAATACTTTAGAAACATAGTTTTCATTTGAATTTGTAGTTTCTTCGTACATATTCAAAGTATATCCAAGACCTAGTTTAGCTAAATCGGATTTACTTGTACTACCAACTATGTTTGTTGCTATGGACTTTTTAGACATTATTTTCTCCTAGAACCAAGAACGAGAAATATATTCTCCACCTCTCAACATACCTCTATATGGCCCTGAACTTGGATTTCCACCTCTTGTGATAATTTTCAAACTAGCATTATTAGCTTTCAATGTTTTTTCCAATTCAGCTTGTTCTTCTTTCAAAGAAGCCAATTTACTACCATCTACACGAGGATATTTGATAGCATATTTTACAGCTAATGCTCTAGTCAATAGCTCAATATAAGGTGTAGGAAGATTTACTGTGTCATTATCTTCATATTTCATTTCTATATTATAAATCAACTTTATTTCTGGATTAGTTCCAATAAATCTAGGTTTGAAATATAATTTGTATAGATTTGGACCAACTGGTTGCCAAGAAACTACATAATCAGAATATGCAGCACTATAAAAACTTTGATAAGCAATAAACTCCATTGGAGTCCAATCCAATTGACCAGAATATTTGTATAAAACTTTCTTTGGTAGTTGAATACTGGGTGCGTCTACATGGTCGCCCATTTTTTCACCAACAAAAACTTCAGAAGAATGTGGTGCAAAATCAACTTCATTTTGATAAGCATCAATATAATCATTTGCTGAAAATTCTTCTAAAACCCCTTCAAAGAGTTTCATACCAGATTCAAATAAATCATCTGGTAATCTTTTACTTCTTCCTGGGTTTACATTGGCTCTTGTAGCAGCTTCAGTAATAATATCTCTAACTGTGACGGACATTTATAAATCTCCTTTTATTATCATCTATATAAAATTAGTTTATTCTGTAAGAAAATCCGACCAACTTCCTTCAACTTTAGGGTCAGTTTCTATATTTTCCATATAGTCAGCTATTAGCTTTTCTTGTAATTCATTTCTTCTATTCATATTTTCTAGAACATGTATCATAGAAGTATAAGCTAATCTAAAAGCATAAGAATATGCTGTACTACCCCTTGTTTTATCAAAATGGGTTAGTAATTGTTCACATAAACAACAATATGCTTCTAATTCACATTCTTCTTTGATATGTGGTTCTTGATACTTGAATTTAGCATTATTCAATACAATATGGACTAAACTACGCATTAGATAACCATAAAGATTATATTCTTTTTCTGTTAGTTTTTCACCATTTTGTTGTCTTTCTACTAAATCTTGAAAAACATCATTATTACATTTTGGACCTTTCTTTTTATCTACAAATATACCATCTTTGAGTTTATAACCCAATTCATTCAATTTATTCATATATTCATTATACTGCATATTTACCTCATATTTTGAATGTTTTATAATATATTTATAAGTGCCCAGTAATTCGCAGTACTGGTGTTATAAGGCCCAGTAATCATTACCCATAGTGGACTACTATAAATGGTAGAACTGGGCTAGAAACACTAATACTCTGCGTTTTTCAAGCGGTTTATAACATTGTTTAGCAAATCTTGTTCTTCTTTAGATAACTCATTTATATGTTTAGCAATAAACAATTTTAGGGCAAAAATAAGTTCCAAATTTGAAACACTAATATCCTCAAGCATCATAACCTCACACAATAGTTCATTTTGTGACAATATTTGTATAATCTATATTATTATATAATATTTTATAAATTTCTTATTATTATATTATTGTAGATTATACAAATATTGTCACAAAAATAAACTATGGATTTATATCTTTACAAATTTCATAGCTATGTTCAAGCTTTCTTCTGGTGAAATATAGTCAGCATTAGTATTATATAAAGCCAAACAAAAAGCATCCGTAGTATCTGGTGAATGACCAATAAGTTCTTTGATTTCTTCTTTTTTGACCAACATAGTTTTACCCGTAGCATTTACATTATAAGAAGTATAACTCAATTCGTCTTTGATATCTTCATTATCAACAAAGAAACCATTTCTAACTTTTTCTGCCATATCAAAATACATTTCAGCTCTAGCATTAGCATAACAATCTTTATTAGCTTTTTGACCAAAGTTTACACCATTAGTTTGTACTTTAGCATAGTTCATTTTTAGCATATCATAGATACCATTTCCAAAACCACCAGTCACATCTATGTTTACAGATTTTACATCCCATTTTTGGATAAGTTCTTTAGCAATAGCAAATAGACCAAAAGTATCTGCGTGTTGTTCTTTTCTAACTTCTAATATACCATTATCATCAACAACAACGAATACATTATAGTCTGCACCACTACCAGCACAGTCAATACCCATTTTTCTAATACCAAATGGACCTTTATAAAACATAGGAAATTCAGATTTAGAAATTACACAGAACTGTACATCAGCATCAAGTATTTCACCTAAAATTTCTTGTCTATAACCTTGTTCATCTTTGATAGCTTTCTTTTGTAGTTCTATATCTTCTTCACTCAATTCAGTATTATCAAACATAGTAGCTGTGAATATATCTTTATCACTTTTATCTCTAAACCATTTATTCCAAACAGTTGCTTTATTTGGTGAAGTAGCAAATAAAATTCTAGTTCTTCTACCAGAACCACGCAAACATGGTGTAGCAACTTCCAAAATATTTGCTGGTGCTAATGCTAATTCATCAAGCATAAGCATAGAACATTCAGAAAGACCACGAACTTTATCTATAGATTCATAAGAGAAACCATATAATGTACCATTTCCATAAGAAATGATTTTATCTTGATAGTTTATTTTAGGTTCTAAACCACATTCTCTAAATCTTTTGATAATTTCACCAAATAGTGTAATAGTAAGAGTTTTATAGTCTGTACCAAATAGAATAATTTTACCACCTTGCAGAATCTCTAAAAGAGCCATAGCTGATAAGAAAATAGATTTTCCACAACCACGACCTCCTACAATACCAGTAATTTGTTGTTTACTATCTTTTGCTTTTAGTTGGTGTGGCAAAAAATGACAAACTATATTATTTCCCTCAACAGTAAATACTGGATGTTTTTCTTTCATTAGATACCTTCAAATTTGAATGTAATAGTTTTTTCTTCTTTACCAGCAGAAACTTCTAATGTTTTCTTATCTTCTGCCCAATGTTGTTTATCACGTCTAGCTAATATATCTAACAAAGTTTTAGCACTCTTTTCACGTCTTTCTTGCAATAGTTGTAATGTTAGATTATTTCTTGCTAAAAGTGTATAATCATCAAAAAGAGATTTCCATTCATCAGTATATGGTTCAATTATAGTACCTGGTACACAAACTAATCTACAAATGTTATACCATTCTTCTGGTGAATTACAAGAAACTAAACCTAAACTCATTTTTCTCAATCGTTCAGTATTTCTAGTAATAGTCACACCTTTATCATTAGTTTGCATTATTTGGTCACGAAATAACTCAGGTCCAAATTTGAATTGGTCTTTTACATATTCTATTAGTGTCATTTTATTCCTCCACAATTATAGCTTGCGTTGCTTTATTATTAGAGCATTTATCGGGATTTGAACCCGAAATCTCACCATGGCAAGGTGATGTGTTACCATTACACCATAAATGCTAAAAAAGTGGGTCTAAAAATAAACCCACTATTTACCAAACAAATCTTCACTTGTTAGTGGTTTCTTTTGTTCAAGTAATGATTTTATTTCATCTAAAAGTTTTATTATAGATTCAAGTCTTTCTTCAAGGCATCTATCTCTTCCTGTTTCAAGGTGTACTGTAGTCTTGCTATCATCCCTGATACTTGTTCTATTTTTGTTATCTTTTGTGGCAACTTTATTTTCTTGTCGCATATTTCAACTCCACATTCAATTTCATAACTATGTTCAAATTTCTTTGGAAGTTTAGCTTTTTCTTCTGGTACAATATAAGAAGAATCTTTTGTTGTATAAATTATAAATTTCATATTATTATCCTCATAATAAATTAGATGTGTTGATTTTGTTCTAACAATTCTACATTATTGTAATAAACTGTATAACCATTATTGTTCAAAATAAATTTAGTCCAAAATATACTACTCAATCTTTCAGTAGCAAAACCAAAGATTCTTGATTGATAATCTACAGTATTATTTCTACCTTCTACTGGTTTCAAGCAATCACATTTATCACTATTGATGAAATCTTCACAAGATTTTCTATCAGTAATACACAAAGTTTTACTCATTTTATCAATAATACTAGTAGTATAAGCTAACCAAGCACCTAAAACCTTTTTATCAGCACAAAACATAGTATATGGGAATAATACATTAGATTTCATAAAAATTTCTTTATCTTGGTCTGGTAAAGCATCTTTTAGAGCATTAGCAAATACACAACCATGTAATCTTGTAAATTGTTCAAACATTGTACAAGTTAGTGTAAGTGGTTGTGGAAGTGTCACAGTATTTTCTAAATGTGGATAAATTGCTTCCATTCGTCTACGATAATGATTTAGTGAGATAACATCAAAATCTGGTGTATTATTATATAAGTAATACCAAATAGCAAGTTCACCATATAGTTTACTATCTAAACCATCAAAAACATGTACATTTTTCAAATTTGTTCGTAAGTTTGGGTTTTGAGTAAAACAAGTCATACAATAATCTTTATAAGAAAATTCATAGTATCTTTCAGGCCAAGTAAAATCTTTATGTGCTAAAATAGCTTGTAAATAACGCATTTATTTTCCTCCATTTATTTCATCCATTAGTTCACATTGTATTCGTAAGTTTTCTAAAATTTTTTTCCAATTTTTTCTATTTTGACCTGAGCCATAAACAAAATGTAAAACTTCATGACTCATATTATTCAAACAAACAAAATGATTTTCATCAGTTATATCTGTATAATTATTTGGGTCAAAATCTCTATGGTGACAAGCACACCCTTTAGATAAAGGTGACCCAGTAATTGGGTCAACCTTTTGTTTCTTTTTTAGTTTTATTCTAAAGTCTTTCCATTGTTTTGATTTTCTGAATATAACTTTAGGGTCAAGTGGTTTTTTATTTTTATTATTCGTTTTCTTCATCTTCAAATATTGGTATATAACTAATTATTTCTTCTACAAATTCAATATAATTATGGTTTTTGTGATATTCTTTTATAGTAATCATTTTTGCTACATTTTCAGCATTATTCATAGTATTATCAACTGTAGCAATAGTTTCATAAGTTTTAGTATTACCTACCCAGCTTTGTAGTTTTACATATAACATACCATCTTTTACTTTCTTTGTGAATACTATCATAAATTTCTCCAAAAAATAAGAAAACAAATAAACAACAATAATACAATAAATGATAAACTAAACATTATTTTTCAGTCTCCAAATATTCATCAATCAATTCGTCAAACAAATCTTTTTTGATATCGTCCATATCTTCAATATCTACTAAAGATAAAGATAAATCATCATATTTGTGTTGTAATTTGTCAACAGTTTTCATAATACTATCTTTTGTATTACAATCTGGATTATGGGCCAAAAATTCTAGTCTAGTATTCATTGCACGGTCAATTCGTTCCAATTCAATTCTAATAACTTTGGCTAATGCTTTTTTCATTCTTGTGATTTCTTTCATTGTAAACCTCTCTTTGTTTTATTGTTATATTTTATTTATAATTGATTTTTCCACTTCAAAATAAGTTTTGTTGTATTTTTCAATTCAGTTTCTAATGTAGCTTTTGTAGAATTATAAAAATTTGGATTCCATTTTGCTTTTATTTCTGGTCTAACTAGATTCTTCAAAGAACTATACAAACACAAATGACGAAGTTCAATAGCTTCAAACATATTTTGTTTATTATAATTATTCTTTTTAGCCATATAAACAGCCCATTGATAACTATCTAATGGTTGAGTTTTATCAGCACCTGGTGTTTTAGGATTCCAATAAACCATACCCCATTTATCACAAGGAATATTCAATTTCTTAGTTAGTGTTTGTGTAACGAGTTTATTTGTGTGGTCAAATGTATATTCAATATGGCAAGAGAATAGTAAAGGTTCAATATTGTTTTGATTTAGTTTTTCCATTTTTGTAAGAACTTTTACTGTATTTTCATCTAAATCCATATTCTTCCAATCGTCAAGAAATAGTGAGTGAATCTTATTATGTGTTTTCTTATTCAAACATACAAAGTTATCTGGATTGGAAATATCAAAATATTTACTATGGTCAAGACAGCAATGATGTAAATTCCAATTATCTTTCAATGGTTCACCAGTTATAAAATCCAAATAATTTTGTTCTTCAGCTTTTTGACAACGGAAGTTTCTCCATTCTTCACTGTTTCTAAATTCGTTTCTACTATTGTATCTCATAATATAATCTCCTATATTTCTTTTGGTTTATACTATATGTATAATTTTTATTTTTCAAAAACTTACTCTTTTGATAAAAATATACAAAAAACCCATGGCAAGCACCAATGTGACAGTACCATGGGAACTATATAGGAGATTTTATTATTGTAGACTCTTATTCAAAATCTTTCTTTATTTCTTCAATCTTTTCTTTTACTCTACGTTGTTTCTTTATTAGTTCTTGTTGTTTCCAAATTTCATATAGTTGTTCATCAGAAAGTGGGCAACCTTTTATTACATATCTCATTTGATTTTCTTTCTTGAAATCTTCAAAACTTTGTGGTCGTTTTTGTTTTTCAAACCAACTAATGAAATCTCTATCTATCATATAAAATCCTCGTTTATTTTACTCATTCTATATTTAGCTACACATTGTTTTATTTCATAAGTTAGTTCTTCATATCTTTTTTCAAATGAAGGTTTCAATACTTCTAAATCTCTTTCTTCTTTTTCAATGTATTCTTTTACATCATCTATAGTATATATAACAGATTTACAATCCACAGGACCTTTATAAGACAAATAGTTTAGAAACATTGGACAAGTAGAAATAAATTTATCATCACCATTCTTTACTGCTTCTTTTAGTTTTTCTAACATTTCTGGTTTTTCAAAGCAATAAAATTTGTAGTTATAAAGAAATTGGCTATAATCTATAGCTAGTTGTGGGTCAAATTCATATACACAAGATGGTAATTTCAACATTGTTCATTCTCCTATTTGATACCAACTTCGTCTAAGATTGGTTGTACATTTTGATTATATGTCTTATTCTTTACTAGTGTAAAACAAAATTTGATTTTTGGTTCAGTATATTCAATATCAAAAACTATTGTGTATTTATTTCTAAATCTATATAATGTATTTTCATAGATTTCTTTATCAACAATATAGTAATCACTTGTATTGTTCTTGAAAACGATATATGCTGTATTTGTGGTGTTGTTGGATTTCAATTTTCTCATTTTATATTCTCCTAATGAATGATTGTTTGATTGTTATATTATATGTATTATTATAATTTTGACCAAAAGTCAGGGTCATTAGTATCTGGAATTTCTATATCTTTCCATTCATTCTTTCTCTTTTCTTCAAGAGCTTTTTGAGCTTCTTCATAAGTTTCTCTTACAAAAACTACATTGTTTTCAACTGGTGTTTCAATTTCTTCTTTGACTATTGCTTCATTGGAAACTTCTTCTTCATTGACCATTTCAACATCATAGAAACGAGCCATACCATTTACATATTGTTCAACCATCATTTGGCAAGCATTAGCACCAATTCTTTCGTCTAAATCATCTACAGTTCTAGACATGTTTTGACGGAAACAATCCCATGCTTTACCCTCTAAAACGAACCATTTACCCAACAATTCATTTACATATTTGTGAAACTTTTGACCAGTCATAGATTTGTTGATTCTCTTTAGATATTTCTTGACTGTTGGGGTAAAATATAAGCACATTTCACCATTCTTGTGTACAATTTCTCTCCAACCATAGTCTTTTTCACCATAAACATAGACCATCAAAGTTTTATTAGTGTCAATTTTATCAAAGTTGATACGATCGGCAATATATTTGTCCATATTATCAAACCAATTCATGACTTTTTCAAAATTTCTAAAATCTTCTGCTATGAAAGACAAATCATTGTTGATATAAAGATTTAGGGTAGTATTTACGCAAGCTTCTTTGATTCTTGGGTTGTTTGAAAGAGCATTAGCTACGAACCATAGTGTTTTTTCAACATCACAAGTTTCAACTTCAAATGTAGCATATTCACTATTGACTAACCATTTCCAATTTTCAAAGTTTACCATCATAGAATAAAGAGCATTGTTCAAATTGTATTGGACATAGGCCATTTCTTTGTTTTCATTCTTGCTAGAATATTTGACTGGAAAGAAGTGGATATCCAAGAGTTCGTGTTGAGCTTTCTTTTTCATATCACATAGTATTTTTGTGACATTATTTGTATAATCTACATTATTATAATTATTTTTATTTTCTTTATCTATATTATTATTGTAGATTATACACATATTGTCACAAAATTCACTATGAGCAAAATCATTAGGATTGTTAGCAACAAAATATGCTGCTTTCTTCAAGCAATCGTTCAAATTGGTTGGCAAAATTTTAGCACCAAGGTTAGTAGTGATTGTGTTGGTGTATTCATTATAAACTATCTTTTTCATTCTGTAATCTCCTATTGTATTATACTATATTTATAATTTTTTATTTTCAAAAATTGACTCTTTTCGTGTTTTCTATAATAAAATATAGTAAAATTTTTACACTTGTCAAGGGTTTTTTCAAAAATTTTATACTATATTTATAATAAAAATTTCTGAAAAATTGTTATTTTTATATTATTTTTTACTTACATTTGCTTATATGCGAATATATGCATAAATGACTATAAAAGGGGTCAAATTTTGAAAACTAAAAATTATATATACTATATGAAACAACAGAAAATAGGAGATAATATGAATAATTTAGAGCAAATGTTTTGGTTATTTTGTAGTGATAATATGATAGATTATAGCGAATTTCTACAAGATAAAGATATTTTTATCAACCAGTTCTATAATATGATGCAAAAACACTATACTATGGAAGAAATAGAAAAAATGGTAGAAAATAGGATTATTCCCACCATAAAAAGAATAATTTTAGAAGAGAAGATGGAAGAACTACAATATGATTTTGACTAAAATATGCAGTTCAAAATAAAACAAAATTTTTGAAACTACCCTTGACAAACAAAAATAATATACTATATTTGTAATATAAACAATTTGATTAGGAGATATAAAATGAAAGATACATTTGAAGGTTTTTGTGCTTTATTATTTGGAACATTGATTGGTTTCTTTTTAGGATGTTTTATTGCTGGTCCTACAATTTGGCCTATTGTTTTTGCAGTAATTTTCATGTTTATTTCTTTTGGTATAAGAGAACATTATAAAAATACCATTAGTGATATGAAATGGGCCGTTCGTTCTTCAAAAAACATCATACTATAGGAGATATAAAATATGACAACCGAACAAAAGAAAGACCATATTAGAAGTGTAATTTCAAAAATTCCAAGAGCAAATACAAAGATTATAAATATGTTAGATGAAAATCAAATAGATTATCTTTACAAAACATTAGTACATTATAGAAAATCGGTTAGTAAAGTAAATCCATTTAGTGAAAAGAATTGTCCAAAAATTGTATCTCCTAATAAATGAAAGAGCGGGTGAAATTCCCGCTCTTTTTTATAATTTAGTTTTTTGAAATCTTACAAAATCATAGTTATCATTTTCGTCATTCTTTTTACCATAGTGGCATTTAGCAAACATATTCACACACCAACATATAGTAGACGCATGTAATCTATCCATACCATAATCTCGTAAAGAACTTCGCAACATATCGTCAGCTATTTCTTTAGAAACATATTCTGTACAGTACATAGCATCATGTAGTATATAAATTCCATTATATTCATAGTCATTGGTCCACCCTTTAGCAAACCATTGAAACATTTTTGGAATACTACCACCATCAGTCATAAATCCTGGGTAAATTGTAATGGTATATTTGTATTCTTTATCATCCAATGTAATAGTGAAGATATCATCTACAATATACCATTCATTTACTTTATGCCAAGTAAATGGTGAACATTTGTAATTATAAAATGAAGCCATTGTAAACCTATTCAAAGTCAGAAGCAATATCGTCTAGCTTTTTCTGTTCAAGTCCTTGTTTATATTTCTTTATAGCTTCTGGTTTTTGTGATTCCAAATAATCCAAAAGTTCTTGAATAGTAAACTGAGCACCAGGAACTTTTTGTGCTATCTTTTTAGCTTCTTTAGTAGAAATTGGTTTTGATAATTTAGTATTATCATTTATTTTTCTAGTATCATACCACATGAAAGGTTCACCATCTTCAACCATATACTCTATTTCAGAAAAATAGTCTTTTGGATTTGGGTTTGTTTCAAATTTTTTATCATATTCCCAATCCATTCTATCAACCATATCATGTTTTTTATGATAGTCATTGTAATACGTGGGAACTTCATGCAGACCTTGTGATTCAACTATAATATCTTTAGTAATACCAGGATATTCTTTTTCCAAATCATCAAAGAATTTATTATTAGAATGAGACCAAGACCAATCACGACCTAAAGCATAATTTGCTAATGAACCTTCTAAATCAAATGGATTATGCCAAAGTAGTTCTGGAATATTTTGACCCTTCTTTTTAGCAAATTCTTGGGCAAGTTTAGTTCTATTTTTATCTACTTCTATTTTACCATTCTTTAGTCTTTTTAGAATAGGTTTGGCAATAGATATAGCATTAGCTTCATAAGGGCTTTCTTCATTGAGTCTATTTTCCCATGAATTTTCCCTTATTTTATCTTCTAACCATTCTCTCAAATTCATATTATTCCTCCAACAATTTTCTGGTAGAACTGGCTTTTTTAGCTTTATTAGCTTTCTTTAGGGCTGTACCACCCATGTGTAGAGTCATAGCATCTAAAGCAGCTAATGGAAAACTACCTTCTTTTATACCATAATACATTGGAACTACATCTTCAGCTAACTTATCAGCAAATTCTAAAGCATTACCTTCAGGATTGTTGTAGTAATAAGACATAGCTTCATATCCTGGTATCATTTCTTTCCAATTTTCCCATATACTTGATGGAGAACTAAAATCTGTATTATTATACATTTCTTTTAGTATCTCTATCAAATCTGGTGTATCTTTGGAAAATGTTCCAGCATCAAATAAATCTTCCATATTTACCTCTATTCAAAATCTTCTTCCAATCTTTTTAGCATACCAGCTTCTCTTTGTTGTTTTGCTAATAAATCAGCAGCTTGTTGTTGTTTATTTACTTCGTCTATAAGTTCTTCCATAGTCCATACACCCTTTTGACTTTCACCATTTATAGGTCTGGATATAAAGTTTACATTATAGGTTGATGTGGCACCTGGTTCCCATTCTCTAATAAATTCATCTTTAGAGTTCAACCATTCTGGTTCAATGTGTACATAATTAGATGGGTCTGTGTTTAGTTTACCTTCAACCTTTCTATATGGGTCATATAAATCACTTCCAAACAAGATGTTTTTAGCATCTTCTGGATAGTTTTCAAGCAACCAATCTAAAGGTTCTTCACCCAAGAAATCGGGTTTACCATTTTCAATAATAAATTCATTATTTACTGGGTATTCCCTATTAGCTAAATCGTAAAAATCACGATTACCACTTCTTTTTCCTTCAGCTTTTAGTGCTTGATTTATTTTACTAGAACGTGCTTTATCTAATGCGATTTTACCATTCTTTAGTCTTTTTAGTATAGGTTTAGCTAATAAAATAGCATTATCTTCATAAGGGCTATCTTCTTCTAAACGATGTTCCCAAGAGTTTTCTCTTATTTTGTTTTCAATCCACTCTTTCAAATTCATATTTACCCCACGATTAGAAATCCCTCAATAAATCAATTTGTCCACCAATAGATTTTATATAACGATTTAGATATTTAGCTTGTTCATCTTTGGATAAACCTACTGGCATATTATTATATGCATCTTCTAGTTGTTGTACTAAAGATTTCTTTTGGTTTTTCTTTAGTTTTTTATTACTGTTGATTTCATTAGTATTATAGTCTTTCCAAGATTCAAGATAATATCTAGTAGCATCACCAAGATTATCTTCAACATCAAGATTATTCATAATATCAAGATAATCGTCATAAGTCAAACGATAGTTCTTTGGTGATTTGTCCAAATATTTATCTAAAGCATCATGTTTTTCTTTATTTAGTTTCCAAGATTTAGAATTATAATCTCTAGCATTTTTACGAGGTAATTTATCAACAGAAATTACTTTAGAATACCAAGAGTCTGATGGGTCTAACTCACCTAAACCATCATTATAGTTTGAATAATCTTTATAGCTATATTTCTCAAGATTATCAATATCATTAGCCAAATCATAAGCTGTATATATTGGTTCATTATAATCTGGTATTACTATTGGATTGTTTTGAGCAATTTGTTGAGTTTCTTGTATAAATTTATTTTTATTTTTACCAAGAGCTTTTTCAAGTTCATCAGTTTCATTACTCCACATAGTCTGTTTACCTTCGTCAATAAAATCTTGTAGATAGTAATCTAAAGCTTCATTTTCTGGTAATTTATATTTGTTCTTTAGATAATCTCTATATTTTGCAGCTCTTTCTTGTTTTGCTTTCCATTCAGCATCAGAAGTAAATTGATGTATTTTGTCTTCAAGTTTATATGGTGAAACTATAGCATTTTCTTCGGTTAGACCATTGATTAGCTTTTGATAATCTTTAGTATCTTTATTGGCTTGTTTTAGTTTTTCACCTTGGTATTCTCTATCAGCATATAAATCTCTAGCTTCAGATTTATCCATCATATCTTCGCCAACCATTTCATCAAGATAGTCTTTGAATTCTGCATTATGGTCTTTTGGATTATAAACTGTAGTTTTATAATCACCAAATACATCTTTATAATTACTACCCATGTTATTGAAATTTTCATATTGTCGCCAGTTAGCACCATCTTCATCATAACTAAAGTCACTATAAGAACCAGTTTCAGGATATGACAATTCATGTTGAGTTTTACCAGTTCTATCCAAGATTTCTTGTTTCTTTTCATCTATTTCTGGTAAATAATCTCTAACTTGTACTGTTTTACCATTCTTCAATTTTACTTTCTTTTTAGGAACTTTAGAAAGTTTAGCTATAAGACTTGCGTTATCTTCGTATGGACTATCTTCGTTTAGTCTTTGTTCCCAAGAATTCTCACGAATTTTATCTTCAATCCATTGTTTCAAATTCATAAATTTACCTCTATATAAAAATAGAAAAAAGGACTATGGGCTTTTTGGCCCGTAGCCCTTTTGTTATTGTTTTATGTTTATGACTGTATTACTTTACATAGAAAGCAGCAACAGCTCTTGGTTCAACAGTACCAGCGAGGGTAACGATATCCCAACGAGTGTCATCAGTCATATCACGGAGGTCAACCAAACGGTTCTGGTGAACAGTCAAACCTTCTACAGCAGGAGATTTAGCATATTCAGCACCGGCAGCATCAATCTTGTCCATGGTTTCAAATTCGTAAGAACCATCAGCACGAACAATACCGGTGAAATACTTACCAGCTTCAGGAGCACTTACAGCACCAGTGATAGCACTTACAGCACTGAAAGAAGTTCCATCTTCCTTAGCGATTTCACGAGTACCACCCTTGGTGATATCCTTAGCACGAACCTTTACGATTACACCAGTGTTAGCAGCAGGAGTTACATCTTCAAGAGTGATGAAAGCCTGGTCCATAGAAGTTGGGTCACCAACTGTATCACAAGCCTTTACACCATTGATGAACAATGGGGTAGCCTTTGGAATCTTATTACCAGAAAGACTTGTACCAGAAAGTACGACATCCCAAATCTTGTTATCTGTAGCGTTAGCAGATACATTTGTTACTACTGAGCCATTCAAAGCATTAGAAGTAGCAGATGTGAGATTCAATACTGGCAACCATCTCTGTGAACGATATTCAGCACCATGGAAACGACCTAATAGACCCTTGGAGTACATATCAGGAGCATCAACTGGTACGAATTGCTGACCGTTAGAAGTCAAGATAGCTTCAACATTTGGGTCAACGAAGCCATAGAGGTCTTCGGAAACAACAGAAGCCAAGTGAGCAGCAGCCTGAGAAAGTGGTGTGAAACCAGAACCAATGAAAGCTGTACCAACTTTACCAAGGTCATTTTCAATAGCCTTACGAACTACACCCTGAATCAACTTTTGACCATTTGGTTTAGCAATTTCATCTTCCCAATCTTCAATATCTGTAGCTTTTTCAATTGCATTGGTATTGATGAGAACGTGCCATGGGTCAAGAGAAAGAGTGACCTTACGTTCAGCAAGAGCAATCTTATCACCAGCTTGGTAAGCAAGAC